CACTTAAAATAGATAGCACTGGAGCAGGCACTATAACAATTACAAACGAAGGAAGTATAGAAGGTGCTGGTGGTGCAGCAGGTCAGGTAGGAGGTAATGCTTTACAAGTTGATGGAAGTGTTGCTGTAACTTTAGTTAATAATGGAACAATAAAAGCTGGAGGTGGAGGTGGAGGTACTGGTGGCACTGGAGGCAAAGGTGTATATACAGGCTCTGCTACTTTTTCTAGTTTAGTTGATGAAGGAGGAGGTGGCTCTGCTACACCTCAAAATAATAAACCTAATTGGTTAAATTCTATTTATACAGGTGCTGGTAACTTAGATGGTGTTGGTGTTGTAGGTGACAGATTATGGGGTGGTATTAATGCACAGTTTAATCGTGGTATTAATCCAGCACAATTTGATATAAATCATTCTGGTAGTGCAGGTGCAGGGTTTAATGGAACTTGTGCAAATAGAGGTCCAATTTATATTTCTGCACAAACTAATTTAACAGGTGTATATTCTGTTAGTGCTTCTATTAGTTCACAATATGGAAGTGGTTATGGAACTCCTACAATAAATGTAAGTACAAGTAATGTTACTTCTGGCACATCAATAAGTAATAGTGGCACTGCGAATATAGCATCAGGTACAACATATTATTTTACTGCTTATGGTACAACTTCAAATAATCAAAATTATTATTATAATAGTTTAAGTATGTCTGTTTCTGGATCACCATTGGTAACACAAAATGGTGGTGCTGGTGGAGCAGGTGGCGTAGGTCAAGGTTATGATCAATCTGCTGGGTCTGGGGCTTCTGGTGGTGCTGGTTCAAATAACGCAGGTGCAGGTGGGACTGGTGGAGATGGTGGTGCTTTTGGAGTAGCAGGATCAGATGGTGGAACTGGAGGTAATGGTTCTGGTACAAGCGTAAGTTATCCAGCTACAGCACCAACAAATGGCACAAGTGGAGCTTCTGGTGGTGCAAGTGGTAAATCTATTCAAGGCTTTAGTAATGTAACATCAAGTGGCAGTGGTAGTTTAACTGGAGTGACAGCATGATAAAAGCGTTAAAATTTAGAGCAGGAATTAATAGAGAGGTAACACCTTATTCTAATGAAGGTGGTTACTTTGATGGTGATAAAATACGTTTTCGTATGGGGTTTCCAGAAAAACTTGGTGGTTGGGAAAAGTATTCTCCTAATCAATACTTAGGTAGTGCTAGAAGATTACATAACTGGATAGCGTTAGATAGCTCTAATTTTCTTGGTATTGGCACACATCTTAAATATTATATTGAAGAGGGTACAACATTTAATGATATAACGCCTATTAGAAAGGTCTCTACAAATAGTATAACATTTTCTGCATCTACGTCAGCCAATGATACAAGTGCTGGAACAACAACCGTTACTGTTACAGACACGAGTCATGGAGCAGTTGAAAATGATTTTGTTACGTTCTCAGGAGTTCATGCTGATGGACTAGGTTCTGGAGGAAATATAACACAAGCAATTTTAGAAAAAGAACATCAAATTATTAATATATTAGATGCTAATAGATATACAATCGTTTTAAATGTTTTAGCAACTGCTTCTGATAGTGGTAATGGTGGTGCTGGTGTAGATGGTGATTATCAAGTTAATGTAGGATTAGATCAAGTTATAGGAGGTACTGGTTTTGGTGCTGGTACATGGAATGGTATTACTAATGGTGCTTTACAAACAACAATTAACGAGGGTGGCACATTTAGTAATTCTGATACAACTTTAACTGTTACAAGTGGTACTGGCATAGCTACTAATGACGTTATACTTGTAGATAATGAACTAATGTTAGTTACTAATGTCGCTACTAATGATTTAACTGTGGTTAGAGCTTATGCAGGAACTGGAGCAAGTAGTAATGTAAATACTGCTGCACATGGTGGTTCAAATGATACTTTAACACAAGCCGATGGTACAACTATAACAGTAAATGCAGTTACATCTAATGTGGTAACTGATGCTGCTACTCATGCAAATGGAGCTACTGTATTTTTAGTTTTTGGTAATGCTAATTCAGATAATGATTATGTAGGTTGGGGTAATGCAGCAACAGTTACAGTTACAACTCAAATACGTCTTTGGTCACATGATAACTTTGGTGAAGATCTTATAATTAATATAAAAGATGGTGGGTTATTTTATTGGGACAAGAGTTTAGGATTATCTAGTCGAGGTGTTGAATTAAGTGCTACTAACACATTTAGTGGAGAAAAAAGTGTTCCTACTGTAGCTAAACAAGTATTAGTATCTGATATAGATCGTCATGTAATAGCTTTTGGGTGTGATGGTGTCGGTGGAAGTTCGTCTGCAACACAAGGTGATGGTGTACAAGACCCATTACTTATTAGATTTAGTAGTCAAGAAAACCCAGTAGATTGGTTTCCGACTGCAACGAATACTGCTGGAGATTTAAGACTAGGTGCAGGATCTACTTTTGTACAAGCTGTAGAAACAAAAAGAGAGATATTAGTTTTTACAGATAAATCATTACATTCTATGCGATTTATAGGAGCCCCATTTACTTTTGGTATATCACAGTTAGCATCTAATATTACAATAATGTCTTCTGCTTCAGCTATTGCTACAGAAGATGTTGTATATTGGATGGGAATAGATAACTTTTATGTTCACGCTGGACAGACTGCACAATTACCTTGTACAGTAAAAGATAAAGTCTTTTTAGATTTTAATCTAGCCCAACGAGACAAAGTTGTATCTGGTATTAATTCAGAGTTTGGAGAAGTTTGGTGGTTTTATCCTTCTGCTAATTCTAGTGAATGTAATAAATATGTTGTATGGAACTATAATGAAAAAGTTTGGTATTACGGAACTTTAACAAGAACAGCGTGGCTAGATAGAGGTATTAGAAATTTTCCACTCGCTGCAGGAGGTGGATATGTCTTTAATCATGAACTTGGTTTCGACGATGATGGAAGTGCTATGACTTCTTTTATCGAAACATCACCCATGGATATGGGAGATGGAGAAAAGTTTGCTTTTATAAAAAGAGTTATACCAGATTTAAGTTTTACAGGTTCTGTTACAGGTAGTTCTCCAAACGCTACATTTACAGTTAAAGCAAGAGATTTTCCTGGAGAAGACTTTTCCCAAACAGGTACTGGTACAACAACAAGAACAGCAACAAGTCCAGTTGAACAATTTACAAATAAACTCGATTACAGAATTAGAGGAAGATCTTTTGCAATAAGACTTGATTCTAATGCATTAGGTTGTAAGTTTAAAATGGGAACACCAAGAGTTGATATAAGGGAAGATGGGAGAAGATAATGGCATTAGTTGGCATACCAGCACCAAGATTACCAGAACCTCCAGAACAGATAACAAGAGAATATGTAGAAGATTTAGTTCGTACTTTAGAAATATTTATAACACAAGAAAGAAATCCAGGAGAACTAAGAGCAACGAAAATTACATTAACCGATTTACCAACAAGTGCTACTGGCTTAGAATCAGGGGCATTATATAATGATAGTGGAACAATAAAGATTGTTACTTAATGATTGTAAGAAAATAAAAAATAGGGTATGTTGATATGATGATGGCACCACTTGAAAATGTAGCTACTGGATTAGCAAGTTTAGGTCGCTTCGAAGATAATTATATTGTTCACGCTTCAGAGGGTGAAACAGTAATACCAAAAGAAGTTTTAGATGCCAATCCAAAGCTAAAAAGTAATTTATTTAAACAAATGAAAGCTGTGGGTATAGAAAACCCAGAAAGCTATATTGTTGGTAATGAACTAAATTCTAAAAACCCTGTTACAGGACAGCCAGAATTTTTCTTTAAAAGCATAAAAAAGTTCTTACCTACTATTGGTGCAATCGTTGGTAATATTATTGCTCCAGGAATCGGAGGTGCAATAGGCTCTGGTCTTGGATCATTAGCAGCAGGTCAACCTGTTGATAAAGCACTAGTAAATGCAGGTGTTGCCTATGTTGGAGGAAAATATGTTGCTCCAGAGATAGACAAAGCAGTAGCAGGGTTTAGTGGAGGAAGTGTACCCACTGTAGGATCTACTCTTGGTTCAGGAGCAAAATTCGCTGTAACTGGTCCACCAGTAGCATCTCAAGGTATAGCAAGTGCTTTATCAGGTGCAGGTGCAACAATACCACAAGTTATAACTGCAGGACTATCACCTATAGTAGGACAAGAGATAGCAAAACTTGCTGAACCTCCTGAAGTAAAAACAGAAGGCTTATCTAAACAACAAATAGTCGACAATTATTATGCTGCATTAGCAAGAGGAGAAAACCCAGAAAGACCACCTGAGTTAGCTTTACCTCCTCAAGATCAGTTGATTGGTTTAGAAAAACAAAGACCATCAACTGATCCTCAGAAATTATTGGCTGATGTTGATTATGAAGCTTTATTAAATAATATTTTAAATCGTAATATGTTTTTAAGGGCAAGTTATGGTGGATATATTACTGGTCCAGGAGGTCCAAGAGACGATAAGATACCAACACTACTTTCTAATACAGAATTTGTTCAAACAGGAAAAGCAGTAGCAGGTGCTGATCCTACAGGAGGTAATAATCCTGATCGAGGAGCAAAAGTTATGGAAGGAATAATGAGAGCTTTTGAAAAAAGAGCTGATCAAAATGCGAGGATGGCGTAATGGCAACAACAGAACAAACCGTAATAAATAGACAAGCACCTTTTTTAGAGGATTATGCTCGTAAGTTATTAGAGTCAGCATATCAAAAATCAGGACAAGAAATAGATATACCTGATATACAAATAGCTGGATTTACCCCTGAACAACAAAAAGCTGTAACGATGACTAAAGAAGGCATAGGTGGGTTTCAACCTTTTTTAACAGGTGCAGAAAAAGAACTTGATGCAATAAGAGATCAGCCTTCTGTAACTGAGGCTTATAGTCCAGAGGGTATCGCTAGATTTATGAATCCTTTTACAGACGAAGTCATAAAAGCCACAGAGCAAGATTTATTAAGACAAGGAGCCATGGCTCAAAACCAACTTGCAGGAAACGTAGTTGGTTCAGGTGCTTTCGGTGGTTCAAGATCAGGTATTGCAAGTGCTTTATTAGCAGGTGATACTTTAGATAGAATAGGTCAACAGTCTGGTCAGTTGAGGGCAGCAGGGTTTGAGTCAGCTTTACAACAAGCTCGTAATTTAGCTGATGCTCAAATAAGAGAAAGAAGTTTAGCTGGAGCGTTAGCAGGACAAAGAGCAGGATTGGGTGAATTACAACAAAGGTTAGGTCAACAAGATATAGCTAACTTATTAGGTATTGGTTCTTTACAACAAGGACAAGCACAGGCATTACTTGATGCACAGAGACAATCTGATTTACAGCAAGCTTATGAACCTTTCCAAAGATTAGGGTTCTTTAGTGATATATTAAGAGGTGTACCAAGTGCTTCTCAAACAGTTACTGCAACAACTGCACCTACACCATCTTTACTTTCTCAGATAGGTGGTGTTGCTGCAACTGGGTTAGGTCTTGCTGGTCAATTAGGGTATAGACCTTTCGCAGACAGTAATAAGAGTGGAAACACAGGAATATTTAAACCATTGGCATAAAACATGAGTGATATTTTAAAACAAATTAATAATCCTTTATTTCGAACACCTGGATCACGGTTCATGAGTCAAGGTGGGGGTATTACTGGTATACCAAACAACATGAGTATGCGACCTGATAATATGAGTATAAATCCTAATTTAAATTTATCATTAGGTCAATCTTCTTTAAATGATATAAAGGAAGAGGATGCTAAAAAAGTTGGATTATCTATTCTTTCACAAGATAATATAAATGCCACAAAAGATAAAATAGATGATTTATCAAAAGATAAAGATGTTGATATTCAAAAAGATTTTTCGAGTGACATAGAAAGAATAATGGCAGGACTGACTAAAATAACAAATGCTTCTCCAACTAAAGTACAAAAACTTTATGAAGAACAATTAGAAAATAAACCTACCCCTGAAAAGTCTTTAAAAAAAGTAAACACTTTTTTTGGTGTAGATGCTAATAAACAAACTCCTGCATGGGCTGATGCTGCACTTGCAATAGGTGCGTCTTTATTAAAACAACCAAAAGCAGGAGAGACAGCTTTACAACAAGTTGGAACTGCTCTTGCTGCAGGAGGTGTTGCTGCAAAAGCAAAAAAAGCAGAAGTTGCAAAAAAAGATTTAGCTATTAAACAACTTGGGTATCAACAGTTTATAAGAGACCAAGCAGATTATGATAAAAAAGCTATTGCCTTTGAAAATTATTTAGAAAAAACAGAAAAAAGTAAAAAAGAGGGTGTAAAAAATTTAGTAGATATATTTTTTAAAGGTAAAAAATTTGGTTTAGATCAAAAAAAGTTTTTATTAGAAAAGAAAGGTTATTCTTTAGACGAAAAGAAGTTTAATTTACAGTTTAAAGAAGATATAGCTGATGCTTTTTCAGCTGGAGTTAAAGTTCTTCCTGAAAAATTAAGAGGAAAAGCATTAGGAATTATTTTTGATACTAAAAATAAAAAATTTATAGAAGGAATAAATTCTCCTGAACAAGTATTGCCTACTATTTATTCTCTTTTAGCGAAAGAAAATGAGTTTAAATTTGAGATTCCTGATGACGGAAAAAATATGGTATCTAGGACTTTTAAAATAACAGATCCTCAAACATATGCAGTATATAAAGAAAAATTTCCAGAGCAATTTAGTCAACCCTATGACCCTGCAAAAACATATACCATTCATGGTTTTGTAGATAAAACTGCTACAGGTGCACTTATAAATAATATTAGTCAGCCCACTGTTTCTTTTACAAATACTATTAAACCTTCGAATATTGCAGCATTAGAAAGCGAAATTAAAGGACTTGAAAAACGGATTCTTGCTGGTGGTATAACTGCAGAAGAAACAGACACTTTAAATGAACAAATAAAAAGTAGAAAAAATGCAATAAACAAGTTTGGTGAATCTCAAACTCAGGTAATGTTCCTAGATGAAGATGGTAATTTTAAGTATGCTAGTGGTTCAGCTAAAGATATAGCAGGTGGTCTTGATACTCAAAAAAATAAAGATAACATAGAAAAATATAATTCAGGAAAAAATAACTTTTTAAGATTAATTGCTTTATCTGATATAATTTTAAGTAAAGCAGCAGATCCAAACTTTGCAAAAGCAACAGGTTTTTATAGTAGGTTTGGAGATTTTCTTTTAGGTGCACAAAACCAGTTTAAAGCTTTTACCACTGATGTTGCTTATGCTGGTGAAGAATATCAAAGATATAAAAGTGGGATAGTTGATGCAATTATAGCTAATCCAAATGGCGAAAATGCTCAAGAAAATAAATTTATACGAAATGTATTTACTAATTTTAAAGAAGCAACTAAAGGTAATCAAGTTGTACAGTCAGCTATCATGGATATAGCTTATGCATTAGCAGGTAGTCGTGAAACAGGAAAATTAACTGATAAAGATATTGCTATGTCTTTAGAAACAATAGGTGGTCGAAGTTTTGCAGAAAAAGATTTATTTACAAATCCAGAAAGATTAAAACAAGGTATTCGTAACGCTGTAAAACAAGCAAATATAGACTTTGGACTACGAGCATCCACGTATTATAAAGCATCTAGAGATTACGAAAAAAGACAAGGTAATGAAGATTATGAACTAATAAAGTATGATCCAATACGTTTAGTAAAAGGAACTTTAGAGGATATTTATCCAGGAATAAGTGAACGAGTATTAATAAACAAAAAACCTGGAGGTGGGTTAGAATTTGTTCCTGATGCATGGTATAAAGAAAATGTATATAATATAAAAACGCAAAATTATAATGATGATTCTAATAATTTAAAAGAAGGGTTTAAACTTGGAGAGAACACTTTTAAAGATGTTTCTACTTTAGCTAATTTTGTTTTAAGAGCATCAACTAATACAGGTGAATTTGCAAACTCTCCTTATACATTCCAAACTGAAGATGGTGCTGTAGGGGGAGAAGACGCTATAAAATTGTTAATAACAAGAATAACAAAAAATTTAAACGAAGAGCAAACTGATCAATTTTTAAAACAAATAGGATATCAACCGAAGAATCAATAATGGATTTAAATAGAATCATAGACCAAGTACTGTCAGAAAAGTTGATACAAAGCTCACAACAAAGTAAGCTCAGTAACGCTGTTCCTCAAATTATTCCTCCTTCTATAGATATGAAAGAAGTTGTTGGAGACTCATCTTCAGATCCAGCCCTTACAGGAGGTTTTGCAAAAGGGACAGAAAAACTACTAGCTGATCAATCTCTACCTTTACAAGACCCAAGATTAACAGCTATGAAAAATTTAAATGTTTTAAACATAGGTGCACCAAAATCTGTACGAGCATTTATAAGTTTAGGACAAATGTCAGATCCAGACTTACAAAAGAAAAATATAAATACTCAGCTGATGTCTCATTACAAAGAAAAAGGATTAATTTCTGATGACTATGATTTTGGATTAAGAATTGGACCAGCAAGTAAACAATTTGAATTCAAAGATCCTAATTTTGGTGGTCAATATAATATTATTGATCCTATTGGTTTAGAAGGTGGTGACTTTGCTGATTTAGCAGGAGATATACCTACTTTAGTTAGTGAGGCATTTGCTGGATATTATGGCTCAAGAAAAGGTAGTTTTGTAAAAGGGTTAACATATTCTGCAGCAGCAGCATATATAACAGAAATGCTTCGTTTAAAAGGTATGCAACTTGCAGGTAAGTTACCAGAAAATTTAAATCTTGACGATTTTCACAGCACAGCATTAGATACAGCCCAGTGGAGTGCTTTAGGGGGAGCAGGTGGACAAATTGCTTATAAAGTAATGAGACCATTACTTAGTACTGTTGGGCTTCTTCCACCAAAACTTCGTATGGATATGGATGAAGATACTTTTATAAAAGCATGGAATAGTTATAAAGACTCACCAGAAGCTATGCTTGCAAAAGAACTTGATGTTCAACCAACCTCTGCTCAAGTAGCACAAATAGGTGCAATGAAAGCACCAGCAAGCGAAAAAGCGAAGTTTGAAGATGTTGCTTCTTTATTAGCTTTAGAAGAAAAGAAAGTAATGACTTCTCCTTCTGTAAAAACAGGAGCAGAGGTTCGTATTCCAACAATCGAAGCAAAAGCAAAAGCAACAGATATTTTAAAAACAAAAGCAGGAGAAGGTGTAGAGACATCTCGAATACCAAATATAGACGAAAAGTCGTATTTAGAAGTAGGTCAATTTGTTAAAGAGGCATCTAAAAATAATTATGAACAAGCAGTAAATGTATTAAATAAAAACGTAGACGATCAAATCGTTGATTTAGAAACACAACTTAGTAATATTGTAGATCTACCTGACAATGTTGTAACTCCAGGAAAAGTTGGAGAAGTATTAAAAGAAACTCTTGACCAATCTTATGTAAAAATAAAAAAGGGGTTTGATAGAAGTTATGAAAATATTTATAAAACATGGGAAGACGCAACAGGAATTACTAGAGATACTATTTTAAAAGAAGGACAAGTAATTAAACCTGCAGAATTATTAAATGAAGTAGAAACTATTAAAAAGACTTTTGCTAATAGAGCTTTTGTAGATAAAGAAGAAAAAGAATTAATTAATAATATTTATAATACATTTACAGTATTAAATCCAAATACAAATAGGCGAAAGCTTGTTCCTGTTTCGTTAAAAACAATAACAGAAAATTTGAGAGATTTAAAAAGATTAGAGAGACAAGCTTATAAAAAAAGACTATCAGGAGCAGATGCACCTTATGCAGATACATTATCAAATTTAGTCGAAAAATTAGAAAAAACTCGAAGTAGAGTATTATCAAGAAAAGGAGTTCCAGAGGGGTTATCTGATTCGTTAAAAGCTTTAGATGATAGTTTTGCATCTTTTGCTACAAAATTTAGAAGCACTCAAACTTCAGCTATCGCTAAGATAAGAAAGAGGACAACAACACCAGAGGACGCATTTAATATTTTATTTAAAAAAGATAGTAAAGGTCAATCTCAAGTATCAGAGCTTACTGACGAATTAAAAAAAGCAGAAAATTTAGAGCTTAATGAATATGTAAGCGATAGTATACGAAATAAATGGTTAAATACAGTTGTTACTAGAGATCGAAGAACGAACGCTATAACCAGTATTAATTTAAAAGCCCATGAAAATTTTATAAATGAATATGGTACTCTATTTAATAATTTTTTAAGTAATGCAGAAAGAAGAGCTCTTAGTACAGGTACAGTAAAAGAGTTTGGCGAAGAGTTAGTAAAGACACAAGTAAATAAAGCTCAAAAACTAAATGAGTTAAAAACACTATTAAAATTAGAAGGTGGTGAATTACTTAAACCAGAAACTTTATTTAAAGAGGTATGGCAACAAAAAGAAATTAGTAAGTTTAGTAGAGCTTTACCTTTAATAAAACAGAACGATGAAATTTTTGACTCTTTTAAAGCATTGATTTATAAAGATATGTTTGATCCTCAAAATAAAATGACTTTAAAGCAAGGTAATCTTATTGTTCCTAATTTAGATAATTTTATTCCATATATTCAAAATAATAAAGCAAAGTTACAAGATGTTTTTGGTTCAGAATATGTTACAAATTTAGAAAAAGTAGTAGATGCAATAAGACCAGCATTAACAGATGTTGTTCCTCGTTCTGTAAAAGAGGACAATAATATTGTTACCACTGCTTTAAGAAGTTTTGTTGGCGTATTTACTCGACCAGGAAGAATTTTAACAGCGATAAATAAAGCAAGAGGAAGATTAAGAGAAGATGCTTTAGTCCAAGGATTAATCAATCCTGAAAAACTTGCACTCATGGCAAAAGCAACTAAATTTTCTCCTGAACATTCTCAAGCTGTAACAACTCTTGGTCGAATATTTTTTGGTGACGATAGAGCATATGCTACAGAGGATGAAATGTTAAATGTTGATAGACCAGAAACAGCAAAAGCATTAATACTTGAATTAGAAAGAAACAGAAGAAACAGTAACAGGTAACTTAAATGGATCCAGCAAGTATTGGATTAGCAATCACAGCAGCTTCTAAAGCATTTACAGCAATTAAAAATGGTTTCGCAGTAGGTAGAGATATTGAATCTATGGGAAAAGATTTAGGTCGCTGGATGGGAGCATTAAGCGATATTGATAATGCTGAGAAGTCTGCTAAAAATGCATCACCACTTCGTAAGCTATTTAAAGGTAAAGAAATAGAAGCAAGTGCTATCGAAGCATTTACTGCAAAAAAGAAATTAGAAGCACAGCGACAAGAATTAAAATCATTTATAAACTTTCACTATGGTGCTAATTCATGGAATGAAATATTGCACATGGAAGCTGAGATAAGAAAGAAAAGAAAAGAAGAGATATATGAAAGACAAGAAATGATAAGAAAAATATGGGAATATATTGGTTGGACTTTTTTATTTTGTAGTGTGATTGGTTTTATTATTTTTCTTGCTTGGTTATATAAGGAGAGTCGATAATGAACGATAATAGTTTTATATATTTAACATTAGGTATTTGGTCTCTTGCGTTTATTTTAGGGTTTACAATAGGATGACACAAAAGAAACTACAAAAACAATCTATTTATGCTGAGTACGATGAAGACGGTGATGGCATTGTATCAGACGAAGAACTTTCTCATGTTGCAGAAATAAAAAAGCTAGAGCATGATCTTAGGAAGCAAAGGGCTCAAAGGCGTATGGCTACTGCAAGTTTGGTTGCTATGGGTAGTTTTACTCTTGCTATGTTTTTTGTCGATCTCGAAAGAGTTAAAGCACTTGCCGATATTAGCAATCTTTTCTATATCACTGGTGGTGGCATTGTTGCTGCATACATGGGTGCATCAGCCATAATGAATAGGAACGGTAAATGAAACCAGCTTTTGTATTATTATGTTATCTAGCAGGACAACCAGCAGGAATGTTACATTTTTCTAGTGTAAATAATTGTGATTATTTTAAAAAGTATTTAAACGATCAAACTATAGTCATAGGAGAAGAACAAAAAGACTATCGTTGTTATTGTAAATTAGTTAAAGTAAATGAAAAGATGAGAATATATTGAAATAAAAGTGCAAGATTTATTTAGACACTTAAGGTTATATACTATGACAAATAAAAAGAAAAAAGATCCAAAAGTTGGAACAGGAAAAAAGCCAAAGGGTTCTGGCAGACGTTTATACACGGATGAAAATCCTAGAGATACGGTTAGTATCAAGTTTGCTACAGAAGCAGACGCCAGAGCAACGGTTGCAAAGGTTAAAAGAATTAATAAACCGTATGCGAGAAAAATACAAATCCTTACGGTTGGAGAACAAAGAGCAAAAGTAATGAAGAAAACAAAAGTAGCTAGTATTTTTAAAAGAGGTAAAGAGCAAATAAGAAAAGCACATAAGAAGACCTCTGTATAATGGGTGCTTTAATTTGTAATCTTCCAGCTCAACATGTATGGGTACGAAAAGAGTATCTCATGGATCATGAATCAGGACATGGGGAGTATGTAAAAGGTATTTGGGTAAGTGCTAAATCTATTCCTGGACGTGCTTTTTATTTTGAAACATATCTTCCAGATTATGGTGCTATATTTGATAAACTACCAATAAGTGCTTTTTTATCAGAGCCTACAAAACCTGAGCCTGACATGTCTTTACCTAATTTACAATTTTGGAATTGTATGGATTATGATGTTACTTGTATTTACAAACAATTTATAGGCTCTATGGATTTTGAAGCATTTACTAGAGATCATGGGTTTCAAGCTGGAACTTACATTTGTACTTTAGATAATTACCATAGGGATCCAGATACAATAGACTATAGTACAAGTGAACAACCAGATGAACATAAATCTTTTAACCTATTAGAATTAAATAATGGACAATATTGTTTATATCCAAATAATAGAATGAGAGTTTATGACAATAGCTTAACTCCAGAAAAACCCTTTACACCAGATTTTAAAGTAAGCACAATATATTATCAAGTAGAAAATGGTAACAACACTAGATTAGGAGATACAGATGAATACTACTGGAAAACAAAAGAAGAAAAAGACAAAGACCACAAAAAAGCTATCAAGTAAACAAATGAAAATAGCAAGTCTTGCACCTCCAAGAAATAAAATCACAGGTGCTGATTTCAAAAAATTAAGAAAAGCAAAAAAGCGAGGATAATATGTTACAAGCATTGATTGGACCTGCTACAAAATTACTTGGGAAGTTTATCGAGGACAAAGATACTAAAAATAAACTTGCTCATGAGATTGCAACAATGGCTGAACGTCATGCTCAAGAATTAGCAAAGGGTCAACTCGAAATAAATAAAGCAGAAGCATCCCATCGTAATATTTTTGTTGCAGGGTGGCGACCTTTTGTGGGGTGGACTTGTGGAGTCGCTCTAGCATGGCACTTCGTACTTGCACCTTTTATAATATTTTTCTCAGCTTACTTTGGTGTACAACTTCCAGAACTACCTACTTTTGATATGGAATCACTTATGACAGTTTTACTTGGTATGTTGGGACTCGGTGGATTAAGATCTTTTGAAAAATATAAAAAATTAACTAAATAAGTAATGAGTTCAAAAAAAAGTCTTTATATAAGCGTCGTATAGGGGGTACAAAGGGTACGTCTGGTATAATTATACCTAAAAATATCTTCAACTATATACGCTTAAAAAAAGGGGCTATATTAAATTGATGCCTTATATCTAGTCATATAAGGACTGATTTGCCTAACTTTTAGCTCGTTTTTTAACTTACCTATAAAATCAACCATATGTCTTCTTTCTTTCGCAACTTCAGAGTTGTAAGGATAATAATCTAAATTATTTTCAGCATCAAATTTTTCTAATAAAAGTGTAGTACTTTTAATACAAAGATTAATTTCCTTTTGCGATAATTTCATATGAGATTGAGCCATTATGTATTAATACTCTTCATTCTATTTACTAAACGATTTGCTCTATTAGGTACTTGTTTATACCATCTTGAATCAATCATCTGATTTGCAGCTTCTTTCCAATCACGGTTATCAACTGCTTGTTTCATTTTATGAAATCTTGAGAGACGAGGTCTGCCCATATTGAACATCATGTTAGCAATAATATATTGTGCTTCTTCAGGAAGATCATCAAAATCATTATAAATAAGTTTACACTCATCAATCGTTTCTTTTATATCTGTTTCAAATAATTCATTAACTCTTTCTTCGTCAATCTTAGTGCCTACTTCTAGCCCATGTTCAGGATCATCTTCTTTTATTAAGTGTCCAATCCCACAAGTGGGTAAGCCTAAATGATCTAAATAGACTTCGTATTTACAGCCCTCATCATTTTCTATCTCTACTCTTAATCTATTTATGTCCATATTATCCTACTCTTTCTAAAGGTTCGATACTAAGTTTATATCCCATATTATTTAATACTTTTTCAAAGTTTTCTACAGTAGGCTGTCTTTTTCCAGCTTCCCAAGTCCATACGGTTATCTCACTTACACCTGTGTTACTAGAAACTTGCCTTTGTGACATATGTTTCTTTTCTCGTAGTTCTTTAAACTCATGAATTAAATTAGCCATTTTTTCCAATCTTCTCCTAATACCTGAGTCGCAAGATTAATTTTTTGTCTTAAGGCTTTTACAATTACTTCATCGACAGTTTTTTCTGCAACTAAGTCTATGTAAGTAACTTTAGAAGTCTGACTTATTCTATGCACTCTATCTTCTGATTGTAACCTTACTTCAAGATCATAGGAATTACTATAATAAATTACTGTATTGGCAGCAGTCAGTGTAAGACCATAACCTCCAGTTCTTGGCTGTCCTATAAAAAATCTTAAAGTTTTATCCTTTTGGAATCTTTCTACTATTTCTTGTCTTTTTTCTCCAGGAGTATCCCCATAGTAACTTTCTACTACCTCTTCCCCATACTTTTCTTTTAATATAGATTCTAATGCTTTTATATTATGTCTATAGTTAGCCCATATAATAGCTTTTCCATTCACTTCTTCTAATATTTCTAAAAGTTCAGTAAGTCGATTACTTTTTAATTCAACTATCGATCCAGAATCTGTTCCTACGAAACCACAACTTATCTGATGTAGTCTTAATATTTGTGTTATAACTGCATTAGCAGTAACTTGTTCCATATCGTCAAGTAGAGATACTGCATTCTTTTTCATATCTTGATAAATTTTCTTTTGTTCAGGAGTTAATTCTATTGTTCTTTTTATATACGTCTTTTGTGGTAAATCCAAACATTGCTCCTTTGTAACTCTATAAGAATGAGGTTTTATTGAAGTAGTTAGTTCGTCTAAATTACGAAAACCAATAATATGGTTATATTGATGAGAACCTGCTGATCTTCTTATCATGTCTGCAAATCGACTACAAAAAGAATAATAAGATCGAAAACCTAGTAGTTCTTCGCTAAGAAAAGCAAACTGTGAATATAAGTCTAAAGGTGATTTAGTTATTGGTGAACCTGTTAGTATTCTTTTATACTTTGCCATCTTACCTAATTGAATAGCGTTCTTAGTTCTTAATGCTCTATGGTTTTTTATTACAGTTGATTCGTCTATCGCTAACAATGTTCCTTCGTTATGTAATCCATTTTTATGGTTAAAGATAAATCGCTTGGCTATATCTAAACCTTTTTTAGTCGATAAAGCTTCAATGTTCATTACAAATATTTGTAAATCAAAAGTGCCTACCCATATTGCTTCTATTTCTTTTTTAATTTTTTCTGTAAGAGGAGAACTCCAATAAGCTATCTTATATTCGATATGGTCTGGTAAATGTGTAGGTATTTCTTGCCCTACCCAGTTTTTGTAAACACCTTTAGGGGCAAGTATAAAAGCTGAATTAATTTTACCAGCATCATATAAATAAGCAATAGTATCTATTAATACTTTCGATTTTCCAGTTCCCATATCCATTAACAATGCATATTCATCTTTTTCGCAAGATGTTTTTAATGCATCGAGTTGATGTTTATAGGGTTTCGTTTTAAACCTAAATTCCAATATATCCTTCTACTTTCTTTCGGATAACTCTAGCAGAGCAAATCATGCTAGAGCTAGTCCACCTAATCCCAAATCTACAATTCAATTAAGGAGAACTAAAGTCTACTATATAATATTAGAACAGTATATAAGAAATTTATGATAAAAAGTGCTTCACGACCCTTTATCTATGATAACTTAAAAATAAAAGTCATACTATTGTTATATAATTAAAACAAAGAGTTAAGTACACTATTATGAGATTATGAGATTATGACGAGACTTTTAAAACTTGTAATATTAAAAACGATTTAGAATCACAATGTTGCATAAAATAATAGTTTATTAATAAATAAATAAGGTATAAACTAATTTAGTTAGGAGAAAGTAGAATGGATAAAAAACAACCTACAGTTTATGTAGTACAAGATTTTGGTACCAAGAATATTTCTGGTGCTAGAAGATTTGGTGAAATAAAAGTTTTACTACCACCTAATAGACAAATCGTTTTAAGTTCTGCCCCAACCGTTTCAAGGTTGAGGGAAGGCTTGAATGGTTTTTCAGACGATGACTATTTACTCTTAATGGGAGATCCTGCTGCAATCGGTATAGCTTGTAGTATCGCATCAAACATTAATGGTGGAAAGTTTAAAATGTTAAAGTGGGATAGACAAGAAGCTTTATATCTTCCCATTAATATCAACCTTAAATACTTTGGAGAGTATGATGAACAATCTTGACGATATCCTCAGTGGTGAGGCGTTAAATACCATAAATGTCAAGGCGACACCTGATGAATTAAACAGGTTAAGCAGATTGGCAAACGAACTTATCCATAAACAAAACGAAGTAAAAGAATTAGAAGATTCTATTAAGGCGTTTAAAGATAGGATAAGACAAATCTCCGAACAAGAAATACCTGACTTTTTAGCAGAAGTTGGGTTATCGAGTTTCGAGTTAGATAATGGCACTAAGATTAAGGTTGAGCCTTTCGTTAGGGCTCACATATCTAAAGACCGATCAAAAGAAGCACACGCTTGGTTAGAGGATAATGGTTTTGGTGATATTATTAAAAGAGAAGTGAACTGTAAGTTTAACAAAGGCGATAATAAATATGTCGAACTAAAAGATAAGCTTGACGATTTAGGACAGTCTTATACGACTAAAGAATCAGTTCACCATGCAACTTTAAATTCATTTGCTAAAGAACAGATGGAAAAAGGAACAGATATTCCTATGCAACTATTTGGTCTTTACAGTGGATTCATAACTAAAATAACTAAATAAGGAGGATATTATGGCTGAAAAAGCAGTTGCAACAAAAGAAGATACATCTATTGTTACTATTAATGATGATCTTTTACTAAATGGAACAGGGTTAGAGGATACAACATCAGAAGATTTTGCTATTCCTTTTATCCGTATTATACAATCTGGTAGTCCACAGACTAAAAAAGCTGATGGTAAATATGTAAAAGGTGCTGAAGAAGGCGATATTATAAACACTGTTAGTAACCAAATTACTGGGGGCGAGTCAGGAATATATGTTGTTCCAGTCTATTACCAAAAGAAGTACATCGAATGGAAGCCAAGAGAGTCTGGTGGTGGGTTAGTAAATGCTGACCATGAAAGGACTATACTTA